AAAGAGCAAGTATTAAGCGCTTCAGGGCTTGGATTGCCTCAACTGCAAATAGCTGCATTACTTGGCATATCTGATGTGACGTTACGCAAACACTATGAGAAAGAATTAGCTGTGGGGAAAGCTACTGCGTCTGCTAACGTAGCTAAATCTTTATACAATAAAGCAATAGCAGGTGATACGACTGCTGCAATATGGTGGACTAAAGCTCAAATGGGTTGGGGTGAAACCAATACCACTAAATTTGGCAATATTGACGGAACGCCATTAGAAGGCATACAAGTAACTTTTGTATCAACAGATGGAACAAAGACTACTTGATAAAGCCATAGCAGATGTTCAGTTCCCACAAAAGCTAGAATGTCTATTTACTCCACCTTATGTCAGGTATAGAACATTATATGGTGGCAGAGGTGGCGCAAAGTCTTGGGGAGTTGCCAGGGCATTATTGATAAAAGGCGCTAAAAAGCCTTTACGCATACTTTGTGCAAGAGAATTTATGACATCTATTAAAGATTCTGTGCATAAATTATTGTCAGATCAAATAAATGCTATGGGTCTTAACTCATTTTATGAGATAACTCAAAACGCTATTCGTGCAGCAAACGGAACAGAATTTGCCTTTGTAGGATTAAAGAACAACATAGCCAATGTTAAATCATACGAAGGTATTGACATCTGTTGGGTAGAAGAAGCGCAAACAGTATCCAAATCTAGCTGGAATACATTAATCCCAACTATCCGTAAAGAAATGTCTGAAATATGGATAACTTTTAACCCTGAATTAGAGCAAGACGAAACTTACCAGCGATTTGTGGTCAATCCACCTGAAAACTCTATTGTTCAGCGTATTAATTGGAACGATAACCCATGGTTTCCTGATACATTACGCATGGAAAAGGATGCGTTAAAGAATCGTGATCCTATTGCCTACAATAATGTTTGGGAAGGTCTATGCAGACTTACAGTAGATGGCGCTATATTTGCTAATGAAATGAATGTGGCAGAGCTATCAGGCAGAATAACTAAAGTCCCTTACGATCCATTAAAGCCTGTTCATGCTGTATTTGATTTAGGTTGGGCAGATCACACAGCTATTTGGTTTGTTCAATTTATAGGCATGGAAACAAGATTAATCAGATATTTGCAAGATACGCAAAAGACTATCAGTCATTATTTGCAGGAAATGCAAAAATTAGGCTACATTTACGATACTTTACACTTACCACACGATGCAGAAAGTAAAAATATTGCGTCTAATGGTCGGTCTATTGATGAAATTGTAAGGGCAGCCGGATATAAAACTAACATTTTACCTAGAGTTCCTGTGGTAGATTCAATCAATGCTGCACGAACCATATTCTCTAACTGTTATTTCGATAGAGAAAATTGCGCAGATGGGTTACAATGCTTGCGTCATTACCGATATGAAGTTGATCCTGATTCAGGTCAATTTAGTCGCAATCCACTCCATGACCAATACTCTCATGGTGCTGACGCATTTAGATATATCGGTTTAATGTTGCAAGATAGAAAAGAACAAAAAGTCCGTAAACAAACATATACTCCTGGCGTAAGCTGGATGGGATAACACATGGCAAGAGCTAAAAAAACTAATGTAGTTGATAACGACCCAAGAATACAAGACGCTATTCAATTCTTACAGTTTGCTAATGAAGCAGACCAAATGAATAGAAGTGAAGCGTTAGAGGATTTAAAGTTTGCAGCAGGTGACCAATGGCCTGTTGAAATACAAAATAGTAGAGTTTTAGAAGCAAGACCATGTTTAACCGTCAATAAAGTTGATGCCTATTGCCGTCAATTAACTAACCAAATGCGTCAACAACGCCCTCGCATGAAAGCGCATGGCATGAATAATGAATCAGACGCTAAAATGGCCGAGATCATTTCAGGCATTTTCCGTCACATTGAAGTTCAATCAGATGCAGACCAAGCTTATGACAAAGCTGGTGACTTTGCAGTTCGTATGGGTTGGGGATATTGGCGAGTAACTACAGACTACGTTAAAGACGATTCATTTGACCAAGAAATCTATATTAGAGCTATTGATAACCCTTTTACTGTTTACTTTGACCCTAATTCAGTCATGCCTGATGGATCAGACGCAGAAAAAGTATTGATTACCACAGTTATCTCTAAAGACAATTTCAAGAAAATGTATCCCAATGCCGAAGTTGAGCAAGGATTCACAATGCGAGGCACAGGCGACACTAATCCTGAATGGGTTATGAAAGAGGATATTAGACTAGCTGAATACTTCTATACTGAACGCAATCCTATTAAGATTCATTTATTATCAGACGGAACAACAGTTAAGTCATCAGAATTGCCACCACAAGATGTTTTAGACATGGCAGGCATTACAATCGTAGAATCAAGAAATTCATACGAGAAAAAGATTAAATGGTGCAAACTAACATCTATGGAAGTATTGGAAGAAGGCGAATGGGCAGGTAAATACATTCCTATTATTCCTGTTTATGGTCAAGAAACTGTAGTAGAGAATAAGAAAAAGAAATTTGGTATTGTAAGAATGGCCAAAGACCCACAAAGAATGTATAACTTTTGGCAAACTTCACTTACAGAGTCCGTAGCGTTAGCACCTAAAGCTAAATGGTTGTTAGCTGAAGGTCAAGATGAAGGCCATGAGAATGAATGGGCAATGGCTAACATTAAATCTATGCCTGTTTTACGCTATAAACAAACAGATATTGATGGTAAACCTGCACCTGCTCCACAAAGATTACAACCTGAACCACCACCAGCAGGTATTATGGCGGCTGCTCAATCAATGACCACAGATTTAATGCAAGTGGTAGGTATATTTGACCCTGCTCAATTACCAACAGGCAATATTTCAGGAAAAGCCCTACAAGGTCAGCAACAACAAGTTGATTTAACCAATTTCCACTATTATGACAATTTAACTCGTTCTATCCGTCAAACAGGTCGTGTAATCCTAGATTTAATCCCACATATTTATGATAGACAAAGAGTCATGCGTATTATTGGTGACGATGGAAAACCTGAAATCTTAACTATTAATGAATATGGTCAAGACGAAGAAGGCGTAACTAAAATCCTTAATGATGTAACAGTCGGTGAATACGATGTGGTTATGGATACAGGCCCAGGCTATAACTCTAAACGCCAAGAAGCTGTTGACGCTATGATGCAATTATTTGCTGCCGATCCAACCTTAATCCAACAAGCTGGCGATTTAATGATTCGTAATATGGACTTCCCAGGCGCTGAAACTATTGCAGACAGATTAGCAGTCAATAATCCATTGGCTAAAATTGACGATAAGTCTAAAGTGCCACCAAGAGTTCAAATGCAATTGGCTCAAGCACAGGCACAAGTCCAACAAATGCAACAAGCTATTCAACAATTACAATTAGATTTACAGTTTAATAAATCTGTTACACAAGTTAAAGAAGATGGCGCTACTAAACGTGAATTAATGAAACAAACAGCTAAAACACATGATGTTGAATTGCGTGACGCTGAACGTAGACATGACACTATAACAAAAACAGATACACAGATTGAAATTGAACAATTAAAAGCTCAAGTAGCAATCCTATTAGCAAGAATGGATCACGAACAAGCAAGAATGGCTAGTGCTGAAACAACAGAACGTGCTATATAACTTGCAATTGAGTATTAAGTAATTTTGTAGTATAAAGGCAAAATATCTACCAATGGATTACATTGGGTAAAAATCTTGGAGTTATCCATGTCAGAAAGAGAAGCAGGACAAGTATTAACTTCTGAAAATTCAGAGGCGTTTTATGCAAATAGATTGGGTTTAGCTGAAGAAGCACCTGTTGAGGCTGTAGTTGAAGAAACCGCAGAGCCGACAGAGGAAGCAATAGATCAGAATGAACCGCAACCTGAAGAAACAAAAGAAACAGAAACAAAAGCAACAGAAGAAAAGAAACCAAATCCGAAGTTAGAGAAAAGGTTTTCTGAACTTACAAAGGCTCGTAAATTAGCAGAGGAAACTGCTGCAAAAGAACGAGAGCAAAGGGAAAGTTTAGAAGCCAAACTCAAGGAATATGAGGCAAAATCTAATCCAAAACCACAAGTTGAGGAAGATGTTGAGCCACAGCCAAGTCAGTTTACTGACGCTTTTGAATATGCAAAGGCATTGGCTGAATATTCAGCGGAACAGGCTTTAAAGAATAGAGATAAGCAAGAAGCAGAGAAGAAGGCTAAAGAAGAATACGATAATAAAGTATCTGCTTGGCAAAAACGTCTGCTAGAAGTTAAATCAGAATTACCTGATTTTGATGATATGGTTCAATCAGCTACTGTTCAAGTCCCTGACTATGTAACAGACGCTATTTTAGAGTCTGAACAAGGCCCTAAAATCCTATATCATCTAGCAGAAAATGACGAATTAGCCCAAGAAATTGCTGGTATGCCTATGATTAAAGCTTTACGCACTATTGGTCGTTTGGAAGCAAGGTTTGAAGCCAAAGAAACACCTAAAGAGGCCAAAGCTGAAGCTGAAACAAAACCTTCTGTAGCCAAAAGCAAAGCACCTGCTCCTATTAGTCCCATAAAGACAAGTTCTGCGGTTGCTGATGTTGGTGTAGGGTCTGATGGTGAATTCCATGGCACTTATCAACAATGGCGTGAATCGAGAAAAGCTGGGAAAATTAGGTAGTAGGCCATTAAATATATTAATTAAGGAAAACAAATGGCTAATAATTTACTAACCATAAGCAAGATCACCAATGAAGCATTGATGGTCTTGGAAAATGAATTAACATTTACTTCAGAAGTTGATCGTAACTACGATGACCAATTCGCTGTTGTAGGTGCAAAAATTGGTAATACTGTAAACGTAAGACGTCCAGGTCGTTTTATCGGAACTACTGGCCCAGCACTTAACGTTGAAGATTTCAATGAAACTTCAGTTCCAGTAACATTATCAACACAGTTCCACGTTGATACACAATTTACAACACAAGACTTGGCATTATCTTTAGATATGTTCTCTGATCGTGTTCTTAAACCAGCAGTTGCAGCTATCGCTAACAAGATTGATCGTGATGGTCTTGTAATGGCTAAAAACAACACAGCTAACATCGTTGGCACAGCAGGCACACCTCCAACAGGTTTAATCACTTACTTAACAGCAGGTGCTTACCTTGACGCTGAAGGCGCTCCAAGAGATGGTCGTAGATCATGTATCGTTGAGCCATTCACATCAGCAACTATTGTTGATAGCTTAAAAGGTCTTTTTGTTCCACAAGAAGCAATTGGCGAACAATATAGAAAAGGTCTAATGGGTCGTGATTCAGGTGGTATGAACTGGAAAATGGATCAAAACGTTGTTTCACAAACATTTGGTTCATACGCTTCAGCAGTATTATCATGCAACGTAACAACAGCAACAGGTTTCTTGACAAGTGGTTGGGCGCAAAGCTCAAACATCACTATTGCAGCTACATCTGCAGCTAGTGCTTCATTAAATCAAGGTGATGTTATTACTATCGCTGGTGTATATGCAGTTAACCCACAAAACCGTCAAGCTTATGGTTCTAACAAGCTCCGTAACTTTGTTGTTAATTCACCTGTAACAATCAGTTCATCAGGTTCAGCTACTGTAAACGTTTCACCAGCAGTTATTACTGCAGGTCAATTTCAAAACGTATCAGTAACTTCAACTGGTTCACAATCTGTTACACCATTTAACAATACAGGCACAGTATCACCACAAAACATCATTATGCACAAAAATGCATTTACATTAGCAGTAGCTGATCTTGAGTTACCTGATGGCGTTCATTTTGCAGGTCGTGCATCTGACAAGGAAATTGGTCTTTCAATGCGTGTTGTTCGTCAATACACAATTAATAATGACTCAATTCCAACTCGTCTTGATGTTCTTTATGGTTGGGCGCCACTCTACCCAGAGTTAGCTTGCCGAGTAGCAGCGTAAGTAATATAACGGACAGGGGGGAGTAAAATCCCCTCTATTTAGAAAACAAAAAAGAGGAAAATTTATTATGGCGAATCCAGGCCCAGCAACCACCGTTGCAGCTCACCCATCCCAACTAGGCACTAATCAAGCTAACCGCTTATTAGCTGTCTACAAAGGTGTAAGCACAGCTGCAGCACAAGACTTTAACCTTCCTATTATCAATTCAACTACATATTCTGTTCAACAAATTGTAGTTGCAAATGCTAATAACGCAGGCGCAAGTGCAGACGTTCACACAGTAGTATTTGGTTTATATACTGCTCCATCACAAGGTGGAACAGCTATTTACACAGCGGCAGCTTTAACAGGCGTAACAGGCAACACAGTTACTGATGTTATCAGCCCAACTACAACTGCAGCACAAACTGCTCAAAACCTTTATGTAAACATTTCAACACCATTTGTTACAGCAACTGTTGATGTTTATGTATTTGGTTACGACTTAAGCTAGTAAAAAATATAGAGGCGGAAGTCACTTTAATTGGTGGCTTCCCATCTATTTAATATATAATTACATAACTAGAGTTTTCTAGTTTTCTTTGCAAAGGAAATCAAATGTCATCAACAACAGTAGCTCGTGGTAATGCACACGAAACGTTTTATATTGCGCCTACTCTAGCTCCAGCTTCAGTAGCGGCAAGCACAACAGCAGTTCAAACTTTTTCAGTTCCAGGCTTATTAACAACTGACTTTATTAGTTCAGGTGGTTATATTGCTAATCAAACAGCAGGTATTTTTATTGCAGAAACTGATTGCTTAACAAATGGCGTATTAACAGTTCAATTTGGTAATTGCACAACATCTTCAGCAACTCCAGCTTCAGGTGTTTATGAATTTCAAATTGTTCGTTATGAAGGCCCAGCACCTGCTAACGCAGCTTAAGGATAAATCATGGCAAATACTTCAGTAATACGTTTAGCTGGTCCTACAACGACATTAACTGTAACAACTTCACAACATAGTGCTGTTACTATTAATGATTCAACTAACGACCAAGTAAACTATGCAGCCTTTTTAAATGCAGGCGCTTATCCATGTGCAGTAAAATTCACTCCAGGCACAGCAACTGCTGCGGCTAATGCAGTATTTGCTACTGATGGAAACACAGGTGATTTTGTATTACCTGCAATCATGGAAACTCCTGTAGTGTTAGCAGTTCCAACAACACCTTTTTATTTAACAGCAATTGCGTCAGGCGGAACAACAAGCTTATACGTTACACCAGTAGCCGACCAATCATAAGGGAATTAGATGTCTGATCCTGCAAAAACAATAGATCAGAATATTCTGCCTGTTCAGGCGTTATTCAATCTAGATAATAGTTTTAATACTTTTATTGGGCAGGGTCAGCCTTTCTATGCCACAGTTAATCCTATTCAATCAGGATTGACAATCACCAATAGCACGATTGATAGCTCAATTATTGGTGGAAACTCACCTTCTTTAGCTTACTTTACAACAGCACAATCAAGTAATGCCCCTGTAAGCCCTTTTGATCTTACAAACAAGCAATATGTTGACTATTTAGCGGCAGGATTATCTTGGAAAGAGCCTGCAACAGTAGCCACATTAACAAATATTACGCTTTCAGGATTACAAACGATTGATGGCGTAAGTTTAGTAGCTGGAAACGTAGTTTTAGTCAAAAATCAGACAAATGCAGCACAAAACGGAATTTATACTGTATCAAGTGGCGCATGGACTTACACACCAGGTTCTGATACATGGAATGAATATGTCGGTGCAATCATATTTATTGTTAGCGGAACACAAGCAGGTTCTGCATGGTATTCATTAGCTCAACCAGGTGGCACATTAGGCACAACACCTATAACTTGGTCTAATTTCTCTGTTTCTAGCGTTTATACTGCCGGAACAGGCCTTACTTTAACAGGCACACAATTTTCTATTACAAATACTGCTGTAACAGCAGGTTCTTATGGATCAGCTTCATCAGTTCCTACCTATACAGTAAACGCACAGGGTCAATTAACTGCTGCTTCCAACACAACAATAGCTATTTCTAATAGCCAAGTATCAGGATTAGGCACTTTAAGCACTCAAAACGCATCAAATGTATCAATTACAGGTGGAAGTATCAATGGCACTACGATTGGCGCTTCTAGCCCATCTACAGGCGCTTTTACGACCCTTGGTGGCACAACTATTTCTGCTTCAACTCAATTTACAGGCCCAGGCACAGGTCTAACAGGAACTGCCACATCATTAAATATTGGTGGAAATGCTGCAACTGCAACAACAGCAGGTTCAGCTACGACTGCCACAACAGCGACTAATTTAGCTGGTGGCGCATCTAACTATTTACCATATCAATCTGCATCTAATACAACATCATTTTTAACGCCAAGCGCAGGTGTTTTACAATACAGTAGTGGATTATCATGGACTACCACACCTACTTTAACAGGCACTAATTTTAGTGGTATTCCTAATGGCGCTTTAAATAACTCTAGTATTACTATAGGTTCTACATCTATATCTTTAGGTTCTACTGCCTCAACGCTAACTAGTGTAACAATGGCAACACCTACAATTTCTAGTTACGAAACTTATACAGCAACTTCAGCGCCAAGCTATAACGCAGGTCGTTTATGGTATGACAGCACTCAAAACGCTTTAGCTTATTACAACGATGTCACAAACAATACATTACATATTGGCGAAGAAATACAATTAAAAGTTTATAACAATACAGGTTCTACAATTAACGTAGGTCAGCCTGTATATGTTACATCTACAAGTAGTGGATTTACTTATCCTAATGTAGCTTTAGCTATTGCAAACACTTTAACAACAGGAAATGTCATAGGTTTAGCAAATCAAGCCATTCCTACAGGAACAGCAGGTTATGTTACAACTATTGGTTTAGTTCAAGGTGTAAATACTGGAAGCTATACAGTAGGCGATACTTTATATTTATCACCATATTCTGCAGGTTATTATCAAAATACAATTCCACCAACAGGCTATGCAATTAAATTAGGAATTGTAGCTTATGTAAATTCAAGCAATGGCGCAATTTATGTTAATAAAAGTATTTTAACTGTTCAAGCAGGAAACATTGTAGGTCAAGTAGCATTAACTAATGGTGGAACAGGTGCTAACTTAACTGCTGTGGCAGGTGGCGCAGTTTATTCATCAGGATCAGCTTTAGGAATTACTGCGGCAGGTTTATCAGGACAAGTATTAACATCTAACGGATCATCAGCGCCAACATGGCAAGCAAACGCAGCTTTAGTTACTATTACTGACAATACATCTAGCTCGTCTACATATTATCCGTTACTTGCAAATGCTACATCAGGCACAGTTAATTCTGTTAATACTAGCTCTACTAAACTTCAATTTGTCCCACAAACAGGCTTGCTTACAACAACTGCATTAAGCGCAGGAAGTTTAACTTTAACGACT